TGGATTAGGACAATTTATTATACCATTCTTATCAGGTTCTACTAATGTAATTGCTAGAGATTCTGATAATGCTTTATATTGGCAACCAGCATTTAATGTATTAGCAGTTAGTGCATCTACAGGAAATGTCACTACATCACCTACTGGTATGACCGTAACAAGTAATACTACTGGTAGCACTCAGATTACTACTACTCGTCTTGTTAGTAATTTTGGAGCAGGAAGAAATATAGCAATTGCCGGTGATGCAGAAGGTACAGCTCTAACTGGTCTGACAGGTATAACAAACCCAAGTATTATATTACAAAGTGGTAGTGCAGGTCTCCCACCTCAATACTATGCACCAATTCAGTTCCAAGCATCACAATCATTTACTGATGGTAGAGTGACATTCACTCGTAATGTTGCTATGTTAGAAAACATAGAAATAACCGGTAGTTTAACTGCATCCCTACAACAAGGATATGTTTGGGTTGGTGATGTAAATGGTAGAACAACAACTGTTGCAACTTCATCATTTGGTGGAGGTTCAACTGATACTGGCTCACTTATGGTGACTGGTAGTGTAGCAGGTAATGTATTGACATTTACAAAAGGAGATGCATCTACATTCGTATTGACGGTTGATACCGGAAGTGGTGGAGGTGGAGCAGCATTCCCATTCACGGGTAGTGCAGAAATCACTGGTTCTCTTGGTATAACTGGTTCTATGAGTGGATTTGTAAATACATTAAGTGTTGCATCATCTACTGCGTCTGTAAACTTCAATGATGGTAATATGTTTACCTTAACATTACCAACTGGTTCAACAACACATATTACACCAAGTAATATAAGAAGAGGACAAACTATAAACATACAAATTTCACAAGCAAGTGGAGCATCTACTGGTTCAGTATCTTTCTCACCAAATGTATTATTCGCAGGTGGTAATGATTATCAAGTAACTGCAACTGGTTCTGCAATAGATTTGTTGACATTTGTATCACTTGATGGAACTAATGTATTGGGAACTTCAATTAAAAACTTTCTATAATATATGATTGCACCTGCAGCATTTGAGGATTTAACTTTCCCACAACAAACTCTTATCCCTTGGTCCTCTTATGAGAGTAATCAATGGGTAAGGGCATATGATAATTACTTTAATCAAATCACCATTCCAAGTGCATCTTATGGTGCCCCAATTGAAATAGGTGCAGCATTGGCTGGAGGTATTGCAAAATATAATGGTGGAGCCATGGCAGACAATGGTGTTATATATGCACCTGGCCATTTGCAGACCAATTGGTTATTAATTGATACCTATACTGATAATATATCAGTAACTGGAAGTATAGGTACTGGTGCTACTAATGGTGCTTTTTATTCACCAAGAAATAGAGCAGTATATTGTGCTACTTCAAATCCACGAATGTATAAATTACCTATTGATAATAACTCAGGTAGTTTTGTGGCATTGCCGGCATTAGGGTCTCAATACTTTCCATTTTTATTATCCTACGATGGTGTTAATGCATATACCACTGGTACATTTAATACTGATACTATGGTAAGGTATGACACCTCAATAGAATCAGGTAGTAATATGGGAATTGCAACAAGTAATGATAGAGGCAATGGTTGTTTAGGACCAAATGGTAAAATGTATTGGTCTCCAGCTGGTCCTGCAGGTACACGAAATTACATAGAGTTTGACCCAGCAACTGATACATATACATCTTTTGGAACTCCAGGTGGTAATACAAGATATGGTATGTGCCTGGCACCTGATGGGTTTATGTATTCATTACCCTCGGGTGCCAATCCTTTTGTAAGAATAAACCCTAAAACATTACAATTAACAGATCTTCTTACACCGAACTCATCAACTAGTTCTGCCTCATCTTGTATAGGTGCAGATGGAAGAATATATATGGTTGGTGGTGGTGCAATTCAATTAACTATATACGATTGGAGAACAAATACAGTTGAATATGTTACATTACCAAGTGCAGGTGGGTATTCAAGTATTACTTTGGGAGTTTATGGTGATTTATATTTAACACCTTGGACTGCATCAAAAGTAGTTAAAATACCTCTAACTAATAATAGAGGAAGGATATTGAGACCTATATTAGAAATGAATGGTATATTAGGAAGACATCAACCTGGAATATAATGAAAATTAATTTAACAAACTATAATAGTGATTTACCAATTACAATAGAATATAAATCATTATCAAGAAATGGATTGGCACTTGACATACAATTCACATTAGAAGGTAATGTGTTATCAATTGATAATAATGATTTTATATCAGCTGGTATTCCAAGTGGATACGAATTATATGTTATAGTAAAACAAAATGAAGATGTAATTTATGATGCAAGACATCTAATAGATTAAAAAACTAATACAAACAAAACAATTATTGTTATTATATAAAAATACATTTATACATTATGAACGCAAAAACCGTATTAAAGAAATTAGTAATGATGTTATCTTCAAACGAAGTAGAACTAACTTACGCTAAATTGAAAGATGGAACTATCGTTGAAAGTGAAACTTTTGATGTAGGTGAAGCCCTATTTGTAATATCCGAAGATGGTGAGAAATCACCTGCACCTAATGGAGAGCATGAACTATCTCTTCGTGATTCAGAAGGAAACGAAACTCTATTGAAAGTTATTACCGAAGATGGTGTAATCAAAGAAAGAGAAAATGTAGAACTTGCTGATATGGAAACAAAAGAGGCAGAAGATATTCCTGCTTCTGGTCCAGTAGATATGCCAACAGAGATGAGTGAGGAAACTTACGAAACTGCTCCTGGTGATATTCCAACTACTGGTGATGGTATTCCTGCAGATGTTGACCAAGGTAAATTGGTTGGGTCTGATAAGGACATTGCTAAGATGATGGAAGAACTTTCTTATCGCATTGAAGAGATGGAAAAGAAGATGAAGATGGCTGAGGAGAAGGAAGAAGAGAAAATGATGGAAGACAAAAAGAAAGAAGAGGAGATGGAAGATGAAATGGAAGAAGATGAAGAAGAACTTCCAAAGTTAGATGGTGCTCCTATCGAGGCAAGAGTAAAGAAACTATCATCAGTAAATACAAAAAAATCAACCCCTGGTATGTCCTCACAAGAAAGAGTACTTGCTAGATTATATAACAAAAATAATTAACAACCCAAACTTTTAACAAAATGAAAAAAAGACAAAATTTGGCGTTACCAACTTTTACACAAAACACCTACGCAGGTGAATTCGCTGGTGAGTATATCGCAGCTGCATTGTTATCTGCTAAGACTTTGGATAACAAGTTAGTAACCATTAAACCAAACGTCAAGTACAAATCTGTAATCCAGAAACTTGATGTATCAGGAATCGTACAAGATGCTTCTTGTGATTTCGTAACCTCTGGTTCAGTTGCTCTTTCTGAGCGTATCTTGGAGCCAAAAGAACTACAAGTAAACCTTGAATTGTGTAAGCAAGAATTCGTTGACTCATGGGAATCCCTACAATTAGGTTTCTCTGCGTTTGATACAATCCCTGCATCATTCAATGATTACTTGATTTCTTATGTGGCTGGACAAGTTGCTCAGGCTACTGAACAATCAATCTGGCAAGGTACTGCAACTAATGGTTCATTCCTTGGATTCCAAACTGCATTCTCTGCATCTATTGCTGCAGGTGGAGCTACTGCTGTATTAGCTGCAAAGACTGGTTCTGCAATTGACTCTGGTTCTATCACTTCAGCTAACGTATTGAACAAGTTGAACAATGTGGTAGATACTATCCCTTCTGCCGTTTATGGTAAGGAAGACCTTTTAATCTATGTTGGTACATCAGTTGCTAAAGCATATCAGCAGGCATTAGCCGGTGGTGCTATCGGTGCTAACGGATGGAATAACCAAATGAACGTAGGTGAAAAACCTTTCAACTTCAATGGTATTGAAATCGTAGTTTGCCCAGGTATGAGTGATTCTAAAATCGTAGCTGCACAGAAGTCTAACTTGTTCTTCGGTACTGGTTTGTTGTCAGACCACAACGAAGTAAGAGTATTGGATATGGCTAATCTTGATGGTTCTCAAAATTACAGAATTATCATGAGATATACTGCTGGTGTTCAGTTCGGTATTGGACAAGATATTGTTTACTACGGAGCATATTAATTTAACTAACTAAATAAACATATAATAGTATGGCATGTAATATAACAGCTGGAAGAAACGAAGTATGTAAGGATAGTATCGGTGGTTTAGCCGGTGTTTATTTCCTTAACTTTACTACGGGTTCTTTCACAAAAAACGGAAATGGTGAAGTAACTGCTTTACCTCTCAGCTCAAGCGTATACTATTATGAATTAAAAGGCAATTCTGCATATACAGAAACCGTCAATACATCTCGTGATAATGGTACAACTTTCTTCTCACAAGAATTACTCTTGAACTTGAAGAAACTTACTAACGAGATGACCACACAAATGAAGTTGTTGGCTTATGGTAGACCACAAATCGTTGTATGGACAATGAACGGAGATGCACTATTAGTTGGTGAAAGAGAAGGAGCCGATATGACAGCAGGAACACTTCAAACTGGTGCAGCAATGGGAGACCTATACGGATACTCTTTAACCTTCACAGGCATGGAGCAATTACCTGCAGCGTTCATATCTGGTTCAACTACAACAAGCCCATTCACTCCTGCGGTATTGAATGGTGGAACAATAGTGTACGGAACTAATAGTTAATTCATAATTTAGTATTTTATAGAAAAACCCCAACCTGTAGAAAGGAAGGGGTTTTTTTGTTTCTACTATTTATACATAAATGATTGTTATTATACTATAACAATTAGATAATAAGAGATAATGTTAACATATTTCACTGGTGGCCGTAACAATTATACTATTAGAGTAGAACCTTTACCAACTGGTTCAGAGGTCTTGAGTATAGATTTGCAAGACATGACTACACTAAAGGACTACCCAACAATCAATATAACTGGTTCTGGGTGGGGTTATGAAAGTTATGAGTCCTATGTTTCTTTTAGTGTGGATTTTGAAGTAGAAACTGATTTTGAGGCTCCTGCAGGAAATGAGTTTAGAATGACAATATATCCACGATATAGACCATCTGGTTCTGCAACATTAAGAGTTGGTGATGTAGTATGGAGAGGTAGTTTGGCATTCTTTGTTTCACAGAGTGAAGATAAGCCAAGTTATAGGAACCAGATACCTATACCAGTAGATGGAGACCCACCATTCATTTCAAACCAAACCATAAATAGATATATAATCCTTCCATAAGATGAATACAAAGGCAATAAAAAGAGACCATAAGTTTAGTGTGGTTAATCTTGCGGATAATATGATTCCACAAGTTACTGAAGATACTAAAACCCGTTATGCATGGGTTCCATTCGGTGTATTTGGTCAAGATGATTTTTGGGATGCAGTAGTTATGGCATATAACGATTCTACTACTAATGCAACCTCAGTAAATAACTTAGCTGATTTGATATTCGGTAAAGGATTATATACTACTGATGAGACCTTACAAAAACCATTTGAAAGAATTATACCACAAGAAGAAACCAAGAGAGTATCTTTTGATTTGAAACTCTATGGTAATTGTGCGTATCAAGTATTTTGGAATGACGAACATACAAAGATTGTAAAGATGTATCACATTCCAGTACAAACCCTTCGTGCTGAGAAACTATACGATAATACAAGAGTAGAATACTATTACTATTGTACTGATTGGAAAGACCAACG